ATTTATTTGCCTCTTCATTTTCACTTTTTTCATAATACTTAAAATAATCTATTAATTTTTTTGGCATAACATCTTGTTCTAAAATTTCTGTATTCCAACTTCCGTCCTCATATTCCCACGTTAAAACAACACTAAAACTATTTATTCTTTTTTTCATATTAATCTATTACAAAACCCGTTTGATCTCTTAACGCTTTTCCTTTTGCATAAAGACCGGCAATAACATATTTAGGGTCTTTAAAACGTACGTCCGATTTATCAGCGTTAATTACTTTAAAGCCGTTATATACTTTCGGTAATTTTTTATTTCTAAATACGGCGCTTATGTTTCCACCTTTTTTCAAAATAGTAAATGCCTCTTTTTTGTTATCTTCATTTAAAGAATAGGTTAAATGGTAATTTTTAGGATATTCTTTATTAACAAATTTTAAAGCCCGTTTATAAACTTTTGTATAGTCATAAAACTGTACTTCTTTAAACTCTTCAAATAAGCCGTGTATGCTCCAATCAATGTCACTTGTGCCATTTAATCTTACCGCCGGCGTGTATCCTTTTTTAATACAACGTTTAATATGTCTTCTTATTTCTTTTCTTAATTGCTCCATAAATGATTTACGCTCTAAGAAATACCATAAAGTTTTATTAATACGCCCTTTTTGTACTGTTCCCATTTGTCCCCGTCCGGCTGTAAATAAACAACTTGCTTTACACCCTACACTAGCCATAGGACAAACATTGTATCCGCTTGTTTTTGCGGGTGATAAATATAAAATTGCGGTCATAACTTTCAATTTTTGACCTTTTATAGTTTTTGCATTGTTATCTATGTTTAGAAGTTTTTTTGATTTATATAATTTCATATTTTTTGAATATTTTTATTTTTATTACAGAAATTTATTAATCTTTTAAAATATGCTATTGAATAAACATTGTGTTTAAATTCAACGGGCTTACTTTCAATCATCTTTAATTGATTTCTAATATATTCATTTAGCATTTTAATACGCCCGTTATGATCTAAACTCGCTAAGTCTTTATATATTGCCCCGTCTCTTTTTCTGTAATGCTCGTAAAATATATTTGTCATTAACAATTCCCGCAATAATTAATGTTGTTAGGATTTCTATAATCGGGTCTCAATGTTTCCCCGCAAGATTGACAGTTAATGCCTATTAAATTCCTAACGTCTAATATCGTTCCCTCTTTTTCGTCTTTATGAGTGAAGTTATAAAAGTCTCTAAACTCTTTTAATGTCATCTTTTTAAATTTATTCTCATCTGTTTTGAAGTAATCAAAACCGCTTGCAAAGTCTAAAAAATCTTTTTTTGTATATTTCTTATATGCCATATATTAAAAAAGCCCCGCTATTAACGGGGCTTAGTGTTTATGCCTCTAATTGTTTTAATTGGTTTGGGTTTAAAATGATTTTAAAAAAGTCGTCATTGTCGTATTGTAAAGACTTGTTTAAATCAACTTCTTTCACTTTTAGAGCGGGATAAGATAATTTTAACATAAAATTATCAATTCTAGCGTCCATTTCTTCTAATTCCTGACCCTCTTTAGTAGATTTTTTTATTTTATTATATATTTCATTTCTACATATCTCGTCTAAACTACTTATATGACTGTCGGGGGAAGAGTCGTGACTTAATCTAGCGTTCCACCCGTTTATTTTTGAGTGTCTATTAAATTTTGTCATTAAATCAACTTCCGCTTTGTCTCTATTTGCTTGAAGTGTTCGCTTTCTTTTTTCTAATGAGGTTTCAAATTCTTCTAACTCCTCATACGCTTTTTTATATTTTGCTAACTCTTTTTTAATATTCAACGCTTTTAGAAAAGAGGGAAATTCCTTTTTAAAGGATTTTTCCACTTTTTGCTCTATTACTCTGTCTAAGTGAGATTTTTTATCTTTTGCTCGCTTACGCATTATCTCTTCTATTCTTTTGATACTACACTCACTTAACCTTACTACTTTTTGCTCTTCCATATTATTATACTCCTTTTAGTTTGATTATTTCGTAAGTTAATAAAATAAAGATAAATAAGTTTATAATGTTTAAAAATAAGAATAGTTTTAACGCCTCGTTTATTCTTATGATTTTCTTTCTGTTGGTAATTAAACTATCATAAACAGTAGTTATAATTTGTTTATTTACACTTACTATTTCGTTATTTATTTCTTTCATACTCCCTTAATATCCTATGAATATATTGTTTGTCAATACCCTATTTTAAGATTTTTTATTATGCCTTTTTTGTGGTAGTGTTCCCTTAAAAAACGTATGTCCCCTGAGGTCAAATTATATAAAGATTTGAAAAAAAATATTCCCTCAATTCTATGGAATAGAATTGAAAATCTTAGTCTTTTAGGTATGCCTGATTTATTGGGATATAACAAAAGAAAGCATTTTTTCACTTTAGAATTGAAAGTCGCAAAGGGTAACAAGATTAAATTTTCACCTCATCAAATTGCGTGGCATATCTCACACCCTGAAAGTACTTTTATTATGGTCAAGACCCTTGCTCCTTGCTCCCCGAAAACTTATTCAATATCCTTGTTTCGTGGTTCAAGTATCAAGGCGCTTGTGCGTGACGGAGTAAAAACAGAGCCACTCGCTTGCGGATTTTCCGCTTGTTCGTCCATATTCGAAGACGTTGGTTTGACGCTTGAGAACTTAGGCGTCTAAACATTTCGCTTGAACCCTGAGCCGTGAATAACGGCTCAAGGCCTATGGAGTAAACGGTCAAGAGTGAGGGTGGAAAACTACCCATACCGTCTCACTCATACGTTAGTTAAACGCTTGACCCGTGAACCATTGGCGTGGGACTTGCCCTACTTTGCCTCAATGGTTCACGGCTCAATTTTAAAAATTTTGAACCAATAAACGATCTGAATTAGAAATATCAATAACAGTAGTTTGATTTCTAATATCATCTAATTTTTTAAACTCTGACCCGTATTGGTTTTGAAAGTCTTTTAGGTTTTCATATTCCGTATATTCACAACACCACGCAATCGGGTCAAATTCAAATTCTTGTCCCGTGTCATCTTCTAAACGGACTAAATAATCATATAAAGCGTCAAGTGCCTCATAACTAAAATTATCAGCCCTAATATTTTTGAATTCATTTATAAATTCATTTTTACTCATTGTGTATTTCATATTTCTTACTCCTTTATAACTAAATAAATAAAATAAAATTGTGGCAAAAATAAGGCATCCTATAAAATAATTTATTTTCCCTATTGACGTTAATAAAAAAATAACTAAAATTAAATCATAAAGAAAAAAGGAGTAAACAAAAATGAATAATACAGATACAGAAAAATGTATAAAAAGAAATATACAAGATTATATTTCATATACTAATAAACTAAATAACTTGCATACTAAACCGCATCTTAAATCTTTAAAAGGTATGTTTATAGGAATAAGAAATATTGCGGGGAATATGTTGATTAACTTTGCTAAAAGTCACGAAGATTTATATTTCAAAGTAATTGAAGATATGAATATTTCTGACGCTTTAGAAAATGCAAAACAAATAAATGATAAAATACAAAGAAAAGGGAAATAAATATGTATAGTAAATATATAAAAGCCCTGATCCGTGATTATAGAACAATGAACCCTAACTCATTTGTTGATAAGTACGGTTATGAGGCGCAATTCAAAGCACGTAAATTAAGTGATGAACAATATAATATTGAGCGAATTGACGCCCAAGTTAAGCGGGCAACAATAAACGCTAGAAAGGTTTATTAATATGGATAAACAACTTCTATTAATAATTCTAGTTTGTGCGGTCTATGGTTCGTGGTTCGTGTTTAAAGAACATCAAGCCAAAAAACGTAGACAAGATAGACTAAACAGAATTAAATTTGATTAACTCCCTAGACCTTTAAACAAGGTACACTAAACCCGCCACGCTGAAACGCTTGGCGGGTTTTTTTGTTTGTAGGGGTCTCAAACGGTGGCGGAAATTAGAGTGGGTCGATTTATCGACCCCCCTTTTTACTATTATGGATGTTAAAATGTTTATATATATGCTTGATTTAAACACTTAAACACGGTAAAAATCGTTTTAAGCCAAAGAGGCACCCCAAAAAATTTTTTATAAAAAAATTTTATGAACTAAAAAATTTTTTGCAAAATTTTTATATGAATTCAAATATAGATATAAGTAAACTACCTAAAGATGTTCAGAAAGAATATTTACAACTTAAGGTTAAGTTTTCAGAAAAATTAGTTCAGGCAAAAGCAAAGGAAGATTTTATGTCCTTTGTAAAATGTGTTTGGCCTGAATTTGTGGAAGGCGCTCATCATAGACACATTGCAGATAAATTTAATAAACTTGCAAACGGTGAAATTAATCGTTTGATCATTAACATGCCGCCACGACATACTAAATCTGAATTTAGTTCTTATCTTTTACCAGCGTGGATGGTGGGCCGTGATCCAAAGCTCAAGATCATTCAAGCAACGCACACAGGAGAATTAGCAGTAAGGTTTGGTCGTAAAGCAAAACACTTGATTGATAGTGATGCTTATAAAAATATTTTTTCTACAAAATTACAAGAGGATTCAAAAGCGGCAGGACGATGGGAAACGGAACAGGGTGGAGAATACTTCGCAGCCGGAGTGGGAGGAGCTATTACCGGACGGGGCGCTGATCTACTTATCATTGACGATCCACATTCGGAACAAGATGCACAGAGTAAGATTGCTTTAGAGTCTGCTTACGAATGGTATACATCAGGACCACGTCAACGTTTGCAACCTGGCGGTAAAATTGTTTTGGTTATGACAAGATGGTCACAGAAAGATTTAACAGGATTACTTCTAGCTAATCAGAAGGAAGCTAAATCTGATAAATGGCACGTGGTCGAATTTCCAGCGATCATGGACCACGGATCACCGGTCTGGCCAGAGTATTGGAAGTTAGATGAGTTAGAGAAAGTTAAAGCCACACTACCCGTTGCTAAATGGAATGCACAGTGGATGCAAAGACCTACTTCAGAAGAAGGAGCTATTTTAAAACGTGAGTGGTGGAGAATTTGGAAACACGATTACATTCCACAAATTCATCACGTCATACAATCGTACGATACGGCGTTTATGAAAAAGGAAACGGCCGACTATTCAGCGATTACGACCTGGGGTGTATTTTATCCAGATCAAGATAGTGGAGCTAATTTAATATTATTAGATGCCGTTAAAGGAAGATATGAGTTTCCTGAACTAAGGCGTTTAGCATTAGATCAATATAAATACTGGAATCCTGAAACGGTAATTATTGAGTCTAAAGCCTCTGGATTGCCATTAACTTATGAATTACGTAAGATGGATATACCCGTTGTTAACTTTACACCGAGCAAAGGAAATGATAAGCATGTCAGAGTAAATGCCTGTGCGCCTCTTTTTGAGTCGGGTGTCATATGGGCTCCTGATCAAAAGTTTGCAGAAGAAGTCATAGAAGAATGTGCGGCTTTTCCTTATGGAGATCACGATGACTTAGTAGACTCTACGACACAAGCGATTATGAGATTTAGACAAGGCGGTCTTGTTCAGCACCCAGAAGATTATGTGGAAGAACAAAACACACCAAAACGTAAAAGAGTTTACTATTGAAAAAACTAACTAAAACCATACCACCTATTAAAGGACCTCAGTCACAAGGCTTGAATATTCCTCTAAAACAAGTTAAAACAGTAAAATTGTATAAAAAAAGCTCACGGAGAAAAAATAATGGCAGACATTGAAAAAGCACTTCCTAATGAAGTAAGAACTGAAATTGAAGTTCCAGGTCAGGAAGAAATTTCACAAGAAATTAATGTTGAAGAAATCATGCCTGAGAAAGGCCCAGTAGAAGTTATAGCCGAAGAAGATGGTGGAGCGACTATTGATTTTGAACCAGGTGCTATTAACATTCCTGGTACAGAAAATCATTATGACAATTTAGCAGATTTATTACCTGATGATATTTTAGATCCGATCGGAAACGATCTTAAAAATAATTACATGGATTATAAAATGTCTAGAAAAGATTGGGAACAATCTTATGTTGAAGGTCTAGATCTTTTAGGTTTCAAATACGAAAATAGAACAGAACCTTTTCAAGGAGCAAGCGGTGCAACACATCCAGTTTTAGCTGAAGCTGTTACACAGTTTCAAGCAATGGCTTATAAAGAATTATTACCAAGCGAAGGTCCTGTAAGAACTCAAATTTTAGGAGCGATTACTCCAGAGAAAGAACAACAGTCACAACGTGTTAAAGATTTTATGAATTATCAAATCATGGATCAGATGCAGGAATATGAACCTGAGTTTGATTCAATGTTATTTCATTTACCATTAGCAGGTTCTGCTTTTAAAAAAGTTTATTATGACGATTTACTGGGACGAGCGGTATCTAAGTTTGTTCCAGCTGATGATTTAATTGTTCCGTATACGGCTACCTCATTAGACGATGCGGAATCAATTATTCATCGAATTAAAATTTCAGAAAATGATTTAAGAAAACAACAAGTAGCTGGTTTCTACAAGGACGTAGAATTAACTGCACCAGCAATCACTGAAGATAAAGTAAATGATAAAGAGAGAGAATTAGAAGGTACTAAAAAAACAGGTAAACCTGATGATGTTTATACATTGTTAGAATGTCATGTTAATTTAGACTTAGAAGGTTTTGAAGATATTAATCCTCAAGATGGTGAGCCCACTGGAATCAAACTTCCTTATATTGTAACAATTGAGGAAGGCTCTGGAAAAATTTTATCTATTAGAAGAAATTATAATCCGGATGATGCTAAGAGAAAAAAAATACAATACTTTGTACATTTCAAATTTTTACCAGGATTAGGTTTTTATGGTTTTGGTTTAATTCATATGATTGGTGGTTTATCAAGAACTGCTACATCAGCTTTAAGACAATTACTTGATGCTGGAACTTTATCTAATTTACCTGCAGGGTTTAAACAAAGAGGTGTAAGAGTTAGAGATGAAGCGGCTCCGATTCAACCTGGTGAATTCAAAGACGTTGACGCACCTGGTGGATCGTTGAGAGATGCATTCTACCCTTTACCTTATAAAGAACCATCTCAAACTTTATTATCTTTAATGGGCATAGTTGTACAAGCTGGTCAACGATTTGCTTCTATTACTGAAATGCAAGTTGGAGATGGTAATCAAAATGCAGCTGTTGGAACTACGATTGCTCTTCTTGAAAGAGGGTCTAAAGTTATGTCTGCAATTCACAAAAGATTATACACTGCTCTTAAACAAGAATTTAAATTATTAGCAAAAGTTATTTCAACTTATCTACCACCTATTTATCCATATGATGTTGTGGGTGGGACAAGACAAATTAAACAAATGGATTTTGATGACAGAGTAGATATTTTACCTGTGGCTGATCCAAATATTTTTTCAATGTCACAAAGAATAACTTTAGCACAAACAGAATTACAATTAGCTACATCAAATCCACAGTTACATAACCTGTATGCAGTTTATAGAAATATGTATAGTGCATTAGGTGTAAAAAATGTTGATCAAATTTTACCACCGCCTATGCCTCCAATGCCTAAAGACCCATCTTTAGAACATATTGATGCTTTAGCTGGTAAACCTTTTCAAGCTTTTCCCGGTCAAGATCACAGAGCACACATCACATCACACTTAAACTTTATGTCAACTAATATGGTTAGAAATAATCCAGCGATTATGGCTGCTATACAAAAAAATATTTTAGAACACATAAGTTTAATGGCACAAGAACAAGTTCAATTAGAGTTTAGAGAACAAATGCAACAAATGATGATGATGCAACAACAAGCACAAACGAATCCAATGGTTGCTCAACAGTTACAAATGTTAACACAGAAGATTGAAGCTAGAAAAGCAATTTTAATTGCAGAAATGACAGAGGAATTCATGAAGGAAGAAAAAGAAATCACATCACAATTTGATTCTGATCCTTTATTGAAGCTAAAATCTAGAGAAGTTGATCTTAGAGCAATGGAAAATGAACGTAAAAAACGTGCTGATGAATCTAAAATATTTTTTTGTATAGCAGCCATAATCGCTGGATTATTTCTAACCATATTAGTT